TACAGCCATCTATGAAAGTTACACCTGCGCGAGCAGTTAGAGCTTCAAGGAAGTTGCCAACTGGAATAAACCAGTCGACAACAAAGGACCAGGGAGTTAACTCCCAAGCAACCTCAGCGGGGTTTATAAGCCCCATTTGGTTGAGATTTGACAAATAACTTGGTTCGACAGAGTAATAGACTTTCATCTTATACTTTGTCTTCCAGTTAATGTCAATCTTAGTCCAATGAGTACTGTTAATATCACCGTCAACGTGAGACATAGTCCCACCGTCGGAGATATTACGAACAGAGGACATGAGAGGGGTCGTCTTACGAAGACCCTTCTGAAACAACTCAATAGAGTCGTGTATGTCCTGAATCGTAGGCAGATACCCATATTGAAGTCGCAGCCATTCATTCGCGATATGACGAGTTTCCTTGAATGGATTTCTCGTTATACCAAGAGCTTTGGCGGCACCTCCTAGGTTACCCTTTCGGATAGCCATAAGAGCTCTAGTAACTCGGATGATATCTTCTAACGGATCCTTCAAAGTTTGACGGAGCGTCATAAGATTATCCATATAGTGTGTCTTGTTGGCACCAACCTTTAGCATCAGCTCGGTACCACATCGAATAACTGTATTCGATGGGGCATCACGACCTGATCCGTCGGGGTTAATGACAGGATCGTATCCAATCGTGGGGAACGGGAGTCGAGAGACACCAGTAAAGCGTTGAGCGGGAGTTGTATCCCACCCACCGCCACCCCACCAGGCAGCGTATGTAGCCTCACCGGAATGGTAAGAATACACTTGACGATGCCTATGGAAATCGGTCATCGGGCGCCAAAGGCCACCCGAAACCAACGGCTGTAACTTAGTTCGAGTTGCACCAGAAATGGTCCATTGCTCGAAATAGTTAGCTGCATCGAAAACCTGAGTGGTTTTCGTGTTAGCCGGATCCCAAGGAAGCCATTGCTCTACAGTCTGGGTACCACCCCCGAGATATCGGAAGGATCCATTCTGCATGAGCAAGTCCTCCTTGTAAACACACCTAAACGCAGTTGCGCATGGTGACTTCTGAAAAGAGGACCGAACTTTCGTTCGAGCCTGGTGTCAAAAGCCAGAAAC